GTGAACGCTTCATAGAATTTACCACCTTCTTCACCTGCTTTTGCTAATGCTGCGGCAATATCATCATATTGCACAACAGTATCAGATGTAATTGTTTTAAAATCCTCTGAATATTCAGCTAATAAGTTATAAATAGGAATACCTGCGTATGCAAATTGTTTTAAGTCTTGTGCTGTAGCCTTACCTGCGTTTTGAATTTGGTTAAGGTTTTGAGCCATTCTCTTTAACTCGTTATCGCCTTTTCCAGCATAAGCAAGTGCTTTTGCTAAATTGGTAATTGATTTAGTTGCATCTTCTGCACTAATATCAGATGCAATTAATTGTTGCGATGCGTCTAATAAAGCTGATGTATCAAATGCCGTGTTAGAACCTATTTCTTTCATAGATTCTACTAATTTATCGGCTGCTTCAACATTTCCATTTAATATTGCTGTTATCGAAGCCGTTGAAGATTCCATTTCTTTGTTATATTCCCAACCAGTAGAAATGACACTTTTCAAACCACTATATAATAGTTTAATTCCTTCTAAAATTGCCTTTGAAGTTAAATTTCCTAAAGCAATAGTCCATGAATCAGTTTGTTTTGATGCTTCTTCAACATTTTTACTAAAACTTTGTGTAGCGTATGAATCGTTATCTATGGCTCTTTCGGTTTTAGCCATTTCTTCGATGTAGTATGAATGTTGTAATTTGGTTTTTTCTAATTGGACAGTTAAAGACCATAGATTATTTCTATAATTTTCTAACTGGCTTGTTGGAATATTGCCTTTTTCTATTTCTTCATTAGCCTCTTTAACTTTTTCAGATAATACTTTTTCTTGTTTTGCTAATTCAACAACTTCGTTTTTTAGAATAGAAAGTCTTTGTTTTAAAAGAACAGTATTAGTTGGATCAAATTTAAGTTGTTTATCAACTTCTGATAATGCTTTTTGAATACCCTTTAATTGAGTAATCATTGATTGTATGCCACTATTAAATTTTGCTGTATCAACACCAAAATCTAATACTATACCTTTGACTTTATCAGCCATACATACCTCCTATATTTAAAAGAATGACATTATATTTTCGCCTTTATTTGCTTCTCTAATGCCTTCATTTGTTTTCGTTTTTTGTTTTATTTCTTCTTGAATATTGACGTTAGTAACCAATATATCAAAAATTGTGCCTACTTTTAGGTTACAAAAATCATTAAATGTAAGTCCTAATTGCAGGCACAATAAAAGAAGATTCTCAAAATCTATATAATCACCTTTATTGTGATTATTTACTTTTTTTTTAATTCTTTTGTAGTAGCATAATCACTACTTATAGCTTGTATAATTTCTTTTGCATTTTCAGGTGAAACTAAATTTGCTATGTCAATCATTGACATACTATCTAGCCACTCTAAATAATCCATAAAATTATGATCGCTTGTTTTGATTAAAGCCCATAATATTTGCAATAAAGACATTACATCATCAGCAATTTTTTCATCATTTGCTAATATGAATAAAAAATCTTTATGAAATTGCTCTTTATAAAAATGAAGCGTTAATCCAGTAAATTTAAAATTGTAGTTCTTTCCACCAATTATCATTTTAATCTCCTAACTAAATTGATGCGAATGTAGGAATTGTAACACTTGAAAAACTAGTTACTTCTGCAATAAAGCATTGTCTATTGCCTACTGTTTCACCAGCAATCGACATTGCAATACTTTGCGTTTGTGGAGTAGTAGTATCTTCTTTAGTGCTAAATTCACTATCTGCTTCGCTTCCCTTAATGTTATAGATACAATATTTCTTATTTGTATCATCGCCTTCTACTTGGAATAGTAAAGCAAATGATGAACCAGCTTCGTCAGTTTCAACTAGATTGCCGTTTATATCAGCAACATAGCCTAAATATTCAGTTTTAACGAAGTCTTTTAATAGTGCAACTTCTAATGTTCCTTCTTTTACACCTTTATTGAATGATGTGAAGAAAATCTTGTTATCAGCATAGAAATCATTTTTATCTGTATTTCTTGATAATGATAAGGAAATAGCACCTTCATGAGCCACTGGTGTAGCATAAGATACAACACCTTGACTTTCGGTTCTTTTTGCAAAGTAAACATTGCTTAAACCAAATCTAACTTTGTTAGCCATTTATTCCTCCTATTTTACTTTTAGTACAGTTTCTTCAATTACTTTTGGTAATTCTTTTTCCATTACTCCGTATGTTTTTTTCCACATACCATGTTTTATAGTTTTCTTTCTAAACGTACCTTTAATAGCGTATTTACTTTTCTTGATTCTATAAGGACCACCATATTGATTTTTAACCTCATGTCCATCCTCTAGTAAATGAGAAAGTCTATACTCGGTGTTAGCTATTCTTCTTGCTAATCCGTTGCCTAGTTTTTTATTAACAAAACAATGAACATATTTATCCCTATTTTTTGGATTAATAATATCTTTATTACTTAAATCAGCGATGTAATCTTTTGATTCAGTACCGAATGTTTTTAAACTTTTCTTTAATTCGGTTTCCATATTATAAGAATATGTATCAAGTATTTCGGCAACAGTATCACTAAATTGCGATAGCATTACATTCTTGTTGTTTTTCATGGATAAACGTTATAAGAAACTTGATAAAACAAGTTATCTTCATCCCAATCGACACCATTAAGTTCATAGGTAATTCTATTTGTATTTAATAGTGTTTTTAAACTGGTTTCGATTTGTGTTTCTCTAGTAATAGAATGAATTACAACTAAGTAATCCATGTTTTCGTAATAAACCTTATTGTCGGCTTTTGTATTGTTTGATCCTGTTTCAAGATAAACAATATATGGTAAGGTTACTACATCTTTTCTTGTTGTATGGTTATAGAATACTTGGCATCCTAGTGTATTCAACAATGTTTCTAGTTCAGTTCTTGTCATAGTGATACCTCATAACTAAATTGTGCTTTTGATAATGTTAAAGTCCAGTAAAAAGGACGTTTATCATCATGATATTGTATTCTCGATATTGTATATTTATCGTTTCCAATAACAACAATATCTTGCGTATCAAACACTAAATTGCAATAAGGAATACTAATGGCTCTATCTAAACTAACATTGTTGTTATAGGCTTCCCAATAGTGTCCATAACCAATACTCTCATTTGAAAAATAAAAGCTACCTTTTAGATTAGTAATTAATCTTTCAGTAGCCGTATAAATTGAACAAATACCATCAGTGAACGTTTTTTGAACGTTTCTAATGTTGCTATCGTTGTAGTTTCTTTTATTCTTCTGAAGCATAAATCTTACCCAACAAATAAAGATGATTTAACTCACCTCTATAATTTTTCGCAAAATCATCTAATGCTTTTTCTCTTAAATAGAACACTCTATTTAATAATAAATCTCTACCGATAGCACACATTGATACATAAGTATTGCTAGAGGATTGGATGCTCTCATATAGATAATCCAATTCCTCACCAGCAATATTGTCTAATTCATAAATTGATGATACAGCATAATCCCATAAGGCATTATCTGTATTTTGATCTGTCCAAGTAATAGATAAGAAAGACTTAATCTTTCCTAGTAATGAAGATTTTTCTTGTGGTGTTAAGTCTTTCATATAATCCTCCTAATTAGATAGAAACTTCTGCAACTAATAAGTAAGCAGGTCTTAGGCTAGAAATATCAGCGTAAATGAATGAAGCATCATCCTTAGCTTGTCCACCAGCAACAATCTTATGTTTGATTGTTCTAACATCATCTAAGAATTTGAAATCATCAGAGTAAGTAACCTTACCATCTTTACCTAAGCCACAGCCTAACCAGTAGTTCTTAGCAATACCGAATACAGCCTTGCCTTGTGGAACTTCGCTTGATTCAACGATGTCTAATGGCATAGCAGTTCTTCTAACGTATTCGCCTTGTGCGTTCATTACAGTTGTAGCAGGCATTACTTTATCGTAAGCATCTAGTGGGTTTACAACCATAATCATGTTTTCAACTTTTCTCTTACCACCATTTGATAATCTCTTAGCAATGTAGCCTAGAGTAGCTGGTGTTAAGTCAGTTACGTTTACAGTGTCTTTTGTTACTGCTGGAACAGGTTGAGTTTCACCTCTAGCAGCGATTTGTTTAATCATACCGATAGGTTGATTTGAACCAGTACCTTGAATAATTGCTTTTTCAAGAGCAGTTGCTAATGCTTCTGCTAAGCACATTACACAATATCTATGTAACCATTCATAACCTAAATCAAGTAATGTTAAGCAAATGTACATGTAAGCAGATAATTTGTTCATTTGAACTTCAACTGCTGTGAAACCTGATTTGATTTCATCATCAATTTCAGCACATAATTCGCCCCAACCAGCAACACCTGATAAACCAGTATTTAATAACCATTTAGCAGAGATGTTTCTAGTATTAACAAGATCAACCTTGTCAATTAGTGGGTGATTTCTCTTGATTTCAGCAAAGATTTCATCATAAATAGTTTGAGGCATTACTGTATCAACATCTGATAATGATTGAGTAGTAGCACCTTTTGTTTTTGCAATTTGAACAACTGCATCATAGAATTTTGTTTCTTCGCTAGTTAAAGCATGATAGCCTCTAGCAGCAAGAATAGATGCGTCCTTTTCGTTCTTTAATTGTTCATAATCAGCTCTTACTTTAGCTTCTGTATCTTCCATGAAAGATACCATTTTGTTAGCAAATGCTTCAACGTTGCCATTTTCAATAGCATCTTTGACAGAATTTACCATTTCGTTTCTAACATCTGTATTCATTTTAGTCCTCCTGTTTTAAATTAAAGAAACGCTTTAAAGCGTTCTCCTTGATGTTAAGCACTTCTTCTTGAACTTTAGATTCTTCCTCGTTGACCTCTACAACTTCGTTGGCTTCCTCTGGCTCACCAGTTTCTTCAACTGGTTCGTTGGCAACTTCTTCAAGCACCTCCCCAGCATCAGCCTCAGTTTCATTGATCTCGGTTTCTTCTACTTGTTCTATATCCTTAATCGCATTTTTAATTGCGTTTAAAGTATCTAATTTGTTTTGGTATAGATTAGTGTATTTTTCTAATGCTTCGTTTGTTTCTTCTTCTACATCCAAAGTATCATCAATCTTTGTACATAAGCCATATTTAAAACATTGTTCAGCAGTTAAATAACTTTCAGCATCCATTAGTTCGATTAATTTATCTTCTCCTATATTTGCTTTAGTTAAGTAAGCTTGTCTAATTGAATTGTTGATAATTTCTAAATCATCAGCAATTTTTCTCAATTCTTGTGCATTACCCATAGCAACTGTCCAAGCATTGTGAATCATCATCATTGAAGATTTAGGCATTACGATAGAATTACCAGCCATAGCAATGACACTAGCAACGCTACAAGCAAAACCTTCAATAAATACTCTCTTATAGGCTCTATGACGTTTAAGCATATTATAAATAGCAATACCATCAAACACAGAGCCACCTGTGGAATTAATATAAACATCAATTTTAGCAGCATCTTTGTTTTCCTTTAGAATTTTGTCTAAATCTTGTAAAGTCTTAACTTCACCATTTTTAGTATCTGCTGCTTCTTCAAAGAAACCTGCTTCGCCAATCTCTCCGTATATTTTTAATTCAATGTTCTTTCCTTCGTTTTTAATTTCTAATTTTTGCATTATTTCAAGCCTCCACCAGTAACGCTTCCATCATTTGCAGCGTTCATTTGTTCAGTTAAGTAATCACCAACAACAGCATAGTTTCGTGTAATCCAATGAGTATCACCGATTTCAGCATCGATTGGTTTTTCGTCTAACATCAATCTAACTTCGTTGATTGAGAAAGCACCAGATGAAATCATTTTGTTAATAGCATCTGAAACAGTCATAATATCGAAATGTTTAACTTTCTTTGTATCAACAGTTAAATATGTGCCTTCAAGCACATTCTTTTTGTTATAGAATTTTCTATTTATTGCTTCGCCAATTAAATCAGCAAATGGATCAAGACCAAATGTTAAGAAATGGTCTAAATCGTTTTCTTCATATGTACCTAACATAAATGATTTAGGTACGTTATAAATATGTCCAACCATTGTTAATGTTTGTTCTAATAATTCGTTTACGTTCTTTGATGAAATAGAAGCGTTTTGTGAATTGTTATTTGCTTGATTTAATACAGTTAAATCAAAACCATTAACCAAAGGAATGATCGCATTGTTGTCAGATACAAGTTTTTTGAAATCATCATTAACTAATTTCTTAATTTGTGCATCATAATCAATATCTACACCACTCACTGCGTTTGTATCGATTTTTAAGGCATATTTTATCTTGTTTGAGCCACTATTCTTAACGTTCTCGGCTAATTGACTATACATTTCATTCATCTTGGAAATGAGCCTTAATGCCTCGCTATTTGCATACCTAACAAAGATAGCATTTTCACCACTAAACGTTCCTTCTAATTGGTAAGGCATTACATCAGGTGAATTGTATAAATCAACAACAACATTAGTAAAATATGTTTCTACTAATTGTCTATTACCTTTTGTATAGCTATCAGCAACATAGAAATTGCCATCGCTTGTTTGAACTATCAATGCTTCACAATTTGTGATAAGTTTATTGGCTAATTGCTTCATAAACTCACTTGAAGATTGATTTGGGTTAGGTTCGTAGTTAAATTTGTAGTAATTATCAGCTTTTACGAATTTGTCCTTGACAAATGTCTTAAATTCGCACTTTGAAAGCAACGAACCATATAATTCAGCTACAATTTGTTGTGCATATTGGTATCGCCATATGTTTGCAACGTCATTTAGACACGCTAATTCACTTGCAGACAAGTTATTTAAGGCTCTAGTACCAAAAATGCCATCTAAAAAGTCTTTGATAGCCATTTTTTCCTCCTTATTAAGATGTAACTACCGATAATAAGTCTAAATTTATCTTTTTAGGCTCTGGAATCTCGTTTTCTCCTGTCATTGCTGCTACAAATGCCATAAATGTATCAGTTTTACGAGAATGAGCATCGATTTTAGCATAAATTTGGTTTCCCAAGTCGCTATCATCGGTATTTCGTGTTTTCCACGATACAACTTTGGTGTTATTTGCACACCATCGCCATATTGGATCATCACCAACTATTAAATTGCCATTAATTAAGTCGCTTTCAATAATTGGCACTGTTTTGCATATGTCAGATGGTCTAATTAGCTTCAAATTCTTGTTTTCCTTAGTAAAACCACGTTCTTTAAGGAAACGAGAGAAAATTGATTGCCTAAAATCATCTATACATACCATTAACACCTGATATTTTGTTTTTTGGTGTTGTATATAGTCGCTAATGAGTTCTGGATTAATCTCAAAATCATCAACGATAGTCAAAATTCCCATTTCTTCCCAAATAGGAAATTGATCTTTAACTTTTATCTCCTCCCAATCGCTAGAATGAGTACAAACCCATGTATGATTGATAACATACTTCTTTCCAGCAACACGGAAAAGCATACTAACAGCACAAAAGTCCGTTGTCCTTGACAAGTCAACACCAACAATACATGGCTTACCTGTTAAGTCAATTAACGGCTTATTTGTGTCTTTTATGTAGTCATAGTCAACAATCGCCTTATCTTTAGGGCTTTCTGGGAGATTCATACGTTTTGTCATAAAATCTGATGCCCTAAGTGGCTCTTTTACCCACTCGTTATACTCAACTCTAGTTTGTTCGAGTAAAGACTCGTTCCATTGTAATGATGGATTGGCTTTTAACCAATTCTTTTCATCATGTACCTCATTTTTATCATCTAGTGAGCATAAGAAGAATAAACGTCCGTTGTCATCTTCTTCTTCATTTAAAACAGGCACTGATGCCTTTAGATAAGTATCAAGTACACCTTCTCTAACATCACCATTGGTAGTAAAGTAAATTCTTCGTGCATCTTCTACTTTGCCTAAACCTGTGGTAAAAACCTTAATGTTAGCATAATCATCATATTGATGAATTTCGTTCAATATAATGCAACCTGATCTAAGACCATCTTTACCTTTAGGAGAATTAGTGTGTCCTCTTATTCTTCCCCTATTTGCTAACCCTAAAACCCTCTCTAGCGACCATTTAAACGATTTTTTGTTTCGTTCAACGTTTTGTGGTCTTTCTAGGAACTCTTTTACGTCAAGAACTGGTCTTAACGCTTGTTCTTCGTTGTTAGCACATATATCTACGTCATAATGGGCTATTGGATTGTGTTTTGACACTAAACATAGCGAAATCCATGCTATAAACCCATCTTTTCCTGCACCTCTAGCGATTTCTATTAAACCCCAGTGCCATCTAGGACGTAATTTACCATTTTTTGATGTATAAGTGCATAATAGCAAGGCTAATAAGAATTTTTCCCAACTATATATGACATCAAACATCATTTCGCCTATTTTCATATAGGCATTTAGCCTATCTTGTTGAATGATAAGCTTTTCATTAGCGAAACACCTTTCTATATGGTTACATAACTTAATAACGTTGCTAGAAGCGATGATTTTACCAGATTTAACACCTTGAATATAATCATCAATCTCCTTGCACCCATTTCTAGTATGGGAAGTTATCTTCTTCGCCATCAGAACTAATGTTCGCTAATTTTTCCTTTAAACTATCGCAAGTTGCTATTAATTGCTTTTGCATACTCACATAGTCTTTATTCAATGGGTTAGATTTGAATGTATCTTGTCCCATTGAGCCTTTTTCCTTGTAAAAAGCACCTTGTTCCTTTATTCCACGATAAAGTTCATCACAAAAGCCTTTTGTACGTCTAAATTCTTCAAGTAGCGTTTGAAATACCATATCATCGGCTAAACCTTGCTTTTCAGCTTGTTCTAAGATGTCTTTCAACGCTTTTTCAAAATCAAATTCTTTCTTTCCCATAATTCCTCTTTCCTAACGATGTGTTGCTTTGTAATAAAGACTATCCACTCTTGGAAAGTTGTAGTTATAAACCACTATGTCCGTAAAGGTTCTTGTATGTTTACGGAGTTTTAATCTTTGGAACAACTTATAGCCACCATCAATTTTTCTCATATCGCCTGTGTCAAACTTTTCGTTTCCTAAAAACGATCTCTTTATTAGCGATGTATGATCTGAAATACCAAAACGATTTTCCTCATTGATGTGCCATACTGAACCATCGTTGACCTTTAGATTTACATATACTAAGTCGCTGCCTAGATAACTCTTAACAACATAAACGAAATTATCCGTTACCAATGTATCATCTTCATCTAGCTGATAGATGTAGTCGCCTTTAGCATATTCAAGCCCAACATTCATTGCACCCCAACATCCAAGTGGTTCTTTAACGTCCACAACTTTGTAGAATGGATCATTCTTGCAATAGTTATAGATAATGCTTTTCATTTCATCATCTACACCATTCATTACTAATACGGCTTCAATGTAACTACGTTTTGGAATTGAGTTTAAAGCTTCAATAACAAGTTTCTTTTGATTGTAGATTGGAACTATTACGCTAACTTTAATCATATCTTTCCTCTGTTACAAATTCGCCTTCCTTTGTTCCGTGCTTTCTTCCATGCAACTGTTCGTGGCAATTAAAACAAAGACTAACGAGATTTCTCTCGCCATTCACATAGATTGAATATTTATATTGTGGAAATTGATCCACATGGTATCTATGATGAACTAATGTTGCTTTTGTGATTTTCTTAGGCTCACCAGTTTCAAATACATTGTGATTACAACGTTGACATTCATAGTGATCTAACTTAAATACATCTTCTCTTGTCTTGTACCATTGAGCAGTTTTATAAATTTTATTTCTTTGCAATTTAGATACCCCCAAAGGCTAACCTACAATGAGCATCAGGTTTTGCACCTATGTGCCAACTACCCCATTG